GGGGTTGCCTCCCCCGAACTTAGTGGGCTCCCAACGTGGAAACCTGCACTTACGGCCCAGCAGAGTGCGTATCTGACCGTTCTTGTCCGCCTGCTTGGTTGCCATGTCCGCAAGCTGCTTAACAAACGGAACCTTGCTGCGGTGCTGAGAGATTAAATCCTTGGCGTCCTGTGCAGGGATGCCCAACTGGTCTGCCAGCTTGGCTACCCCCATGCCGTACATGATCCCAAGGTTCACGGTCTTTGCCTGCTTGCGTGTAATGCCTGCCAGATCGGCAACCATCTGGTGTAGGTCAACGTCCCCTCGATTGAACTCATCGACCACATCGTCCACGACATGGCTCCGGATTGAAGACGGTACGCTTGCAGCAAAGTGAACCAAGAGCCTCGGTTCTTGGCTTGAATAGTCAAACGATCCCCACTGCATACCCTCTTCTGGTATAAACAATCCGCGGATCAACTTCTTGATGTCGGGATCTCGGGCAGGGATTTGCTGGAGGTTGGGGTTGGACGACGAAAATCGCCCAGTCACAGTCCCACCTTCGTCTCGTCGTGTCGAGTGCAGTTCCGTATGGATGCGTCCGTTGTGCTCGTGCCGCAGGATGCTGTCAATAAACGTGGCGTCAGCCTTATCAAACTCCCGCAGCTTAACTAGCTGTTGACATATCTCGGCGGGGTGTTCGTTCAGGAATGACTTGGTGAAGGATGGCGCACCTTTCTCCGTGGTAAGGTATTCCATACCTAGCTTGTCGAACATCTTCTGGATCGATGCCGATGCCCAGATGTCCACCTCCATGCCAGCCTCTTTCTCGATCTTGCCACGCAATAGCTTCGACTGCTTACGGATCAGCTTCTTATTCTGCTCCGCCTTGTCCAAGTCTACGCGTACACCATTGGTTCGCATGTCCAGCATACAACGGATCAAACCGTTTTCGATATCCCAGATGTGCCAGAGTTCCTCCTCTTCCAGCTTGACCTTCAAGGCTTGCCATAGTTTGAGCGTAGCCACGGCATCCTGCTCGGCATAGGCCCCGACATATTTAGGGGGCAGCTTGTACATACCGGACTTGGGATCCACGCCCCACTCTTTCGCCGCCGCCTGTAGCAGGCGCTCGTTCTTACGCAGAGACACATAGTCCCGAGCCATAGCATCAAGGCCAAAGGACCAGCGGTTCTCATTAACCAAGGCCCCTGTAATCATAGTGTCGATGATCCGACCCTTGATCTCTATGCCCTCGGCCCTCATCCAACCCGCATCGTATGTTGCGTTGTGCATGATCACGTTCATATCGGGAACGGACATCTGCTTCTTGAGCCACCGCAAGGTGAACTTGGGGTCAAGGTTGTGGGAGTTTTCATGGCGGATCGGGAAGTACCCTTTGTATTCCCCTGCGGCTACCGCAATGCCAATGATGTGCCCATCCTTTCGCGCCCATCCCGGGCCCAAGGTTTTGATGTTGGGGTCAAAGGTTTCCAGATCCACAGCCACTTCACTGTACCCTGTAAGATCAGGATACTCGGGTGGGATGTTCCAGTCCGCGTCGATCAAGTCCAACTCGTTCTTAATCTGGTGGTGGAGATCACTCCCGAATAGATTTTTTTGCATCTTTATTTCCCATAAACAACTTCAATCGTTCTTGTATTTCGCTCTCACGATCCCCGCACTCCGCACCCAGTGCCGAATACCCAGCCTTGTCTACCCAAGAGTCTTCGTGGCTAAGATCATTCAGCAACCGAGCCGTCTTGACCCAGTCCATCATCAACGCAACATGTTGCGGGGTGACGTAACCATTGGTGCACTGTGCCTCTTTGATTATGAGGTTCCACCCATCAGAAATGCGAGTGAAATTCTCGTATGCATCACCGTAATCCTTGGCCCTCTGACCATTAATAGTTTTCTTAGCCTCGTCTAAAACCTTATCTCTCTTCATACCGTTATCCTCTAAACAAGTTGCTTTTCCATTGACATACCTTGTCAATGTGTGTGTGGCGTGTAGTAGGACGTACCATTCCCACCTTCTCAACCCACCCTAACTTTCGCAGAGATGCCATCATAGCCCCCCAAACATTATGATGGTGAGGATCTTTCATCCCTTGCGACCTACAAAACGCACAAATCTTTCCGCCCTCAACAAACTCGTGCTCGGACAAATACTTGGCTGCGTTGTCGTAGTATTCCTGTTTCCATTCGTCGTTCGCATGGACGTAGGCTCGTTCGATTTCAGCTTCGATAAAATCAAAGCGCTCTTGCTCAATTGTCATATCGTATACCTGTATCTATAGTCACTTTGTAAGACCCACAGGTTGTGTCGTGCTCGCGTGACGCCAACGTAAAACACCCTGTGCTCATCGTCTTGGTGCTCGCTCTGGGTCGCTGCTTTCGTAGAGGCAGTGTACACCACAACGTTATCGTCCTCTCCCCCCTTCATAGCATGGAAGGTGGACAATTTTATACGAGGCTCGGACATCAAATCGTCACCTCTTCTCTCCATCGCGTCGATGTAATCACGGTCCTCTGGGGACACACGCATAACATCATACGCACTCGTCTCTGCGCCAACCACCAACCCGTATTGAAGCTGCAAAATCTCCATGTCTAACGTCGCGTCGGACGGTAACAGATCCAGCATCTGCCTACTGTTGCGCTTCACAACCTTGTTTTTCCCCTGCTTTGGAACGGCCTCGTATAGATCCTTGATCCTTTGTACGCCCACTTCCCTGTCGGCACACAGATCGTCCCATGTTTGCAGGTTAGCTACCAGTTCAAGAGATATGCTTGGCCTTCCTTTCACAGAATACTTGAAACCCGAGCGCCGTATATACTTAGCCATGTCACGCACCATGGAGTTCGTTCTTGCCATGAGCGTCCACGAACCCTCGTGCAACGGAATGTCCTGCATGTGGTGAACATACTCAACCGTCCCTTCTTCGTCTCGGGGCTTAAACATCTTGAGGTGACGGTCCTCGATCCTGTGTGCAATGGTTCTCGCCACTCGCCACACCGACTTTGGAATGCGGTAGCTTTGCTGCAAGACCGTGATGTTCTCGGAGCTATTGTTAAACAGCTTAACATCTACGCCCGTCCACCTGTGAATGGCTTGGTCATCATCCCCTGCGATGTAAACTTTGTCCGAGCGTTCCGATATCTTAGCTGCCATGTGCCACTGCAATGGCGTGAAATCTTGGGCCTCATCAATGAACAGATAGTCTAGGTGGGGCGGCTCTCCGACCTCGATGTACTTCTCGATCATGTCCACAAAGTCAAACTTCTCCGTGGCAATCTTGTACTCAATCATCTGTTGGTTCAATTGCTCCAACTTTGGAAAGTACAAGTCCCTGTTCGCAGCCTCGTTAAACTCCACGTCCAGACTAACCATGCGCAGCCGCGCTCGATTAACCATCTGAAGATAGTCTGCTCCCTCTCCAGCTTTAAAGTTAGGCATCAGTATACCCTCGTCCAAACTGGCATCCACTTTTCCATCGAAGTCTAAACCGAGTTGCTGCCCGATGTTGTCGTAGTCTTCCTTGTTCATAACGTCTTGAGCTTGCAAACCCAGACCGTGATACCCAAACGAATGGCTCGTCCGCATGTTTGGAAAATGTTTCGGCTCCAATCTAAACTCCGCGCAGGCGCGTGTCACCATCTCCTCGATAGCCTTGCGGGTAAAAGATATCACCCCAATCCGTGAAGGGTGCACCCCATCTTCCAACGCTCGTTTAATCTGCTGGATCAGGAAGTATGTCTTGCCTGTGCCGGGGGGACCAAGGATCAACTCCGCTTTAGGTATCATAGTCTTTTCCCCGTGGCCTGCTGTTGACCCAATCCTCAATCTCCGCCAACACCCAGCGCGATGCCGAGCGTCGGTTGTCATCGGACCCAAGGACAATGGGCTTTGGGAAGTCTTCTGTCATTTGCGCCAGCTTGTAGACGTAGGACCGCGATACTCCCAGTAGATCGGCAACCTCTCCTACCCGAAGCAGTCTGTTAGAATGGGATGTCATTGTTAATCTCCTGTACGGGCAACTCTACCTCGTCATCTTCAAACGCAGGAACCCACCAGCATCGAACCGTGGTTCTCTTCCCGCTCTTTCTTGTAATGTGTTGGGATCCATTATCCCCACCCAAGTCTCGTATCATCTGAATGATTTGCGCTCGGGTCTGAGCCACAAACCTGCGATGGTGCAGATACTCCAGCAAACCTTCCAGCTTAAACTTGGTTACCCCGTCATCAGTCCACGGCTTACCCATGTCTATCTCCTCTGGTGCCATCGCCCGAATGTGGCTTGTGCAATACGAAAACAAATGCTCTTTGAACTGACCAGCTATTGTCTCTTCATACGGCACGTCGATGTATGTCGCTTGGCTCATCGCACCATTGACCACCTTCCGCCACTTGTCAGGCTTGGTAGTTGGGGGCATGAAGTTGCATTGCTCCATGCAAGCACGTTGCCAAAGCGTCTGGTTCTGTAGCTGTTCCGTGCTTAACTGAATGCGAAACCCATTCACGTCCATGAAGTATAGCCTCGGTTCCGACAGCATAATTGTCAAGCCGCCTACCTGTGGAGCATCAGGCGCATCGTCGCTGATCCCATGCTTTGCCAACACGCAGAGAGATGGATCACAGTACGACTTGAACGGTTCATCCTTACAAGTATATCCCCAATCTTTTTTCTCGTGTTGCTTGATCACCGTCATAACTTCTGTCGATGGCAGCGGTGGAGAAAACAACGTCCGGTTATATTCCTCCAATGAATTTTGCCACGCGTCTGGAAACTTTTTCTTGCAGTACACTCCGATAAAAAACAGCAGCTTGTTGCGCGGCTCACTCTGTGGTCCGTCCGAGAAAATGTTTCGGATGCATGGTGGTCCGTCCGAGAAATGTTTACGCACCTGTGTGGTGGATCTTATAGCCTCCAGATCAGACAACTCGACACGGTTCTTGTCGATGGCTGCAAGGAACTCATCTAGTTCCATGGCCTCGCCACTCTTGTCATAGCAAAAACGCTGGGGCATTTCGGCGTTGAAGTAGGGCATGTTGATAAAGTTACCCACGTCACCTCTCTCAACGATGATCGTGTCTTGCTTTGGGAATATCTCCACACCACTGTGACCCAACATGATCGCCATCTCGGTCAGGTATTCTCGGACCACCGCCGCTTGCTCCCACTCTTTCAGGAACAAATAGAGGTGTGCCCCACCAGACTTAGACCGACACTGCAATAAAGGCAGACCCAGCTTCTGGATCTTGTCTTGCAACTCTTTCTGGTTCAGATCGTAGACATCGACATCGATGGCACCGAACTTACATTGGTTTTCCTCGTTGATTGGTATGGCACCCACACCATGCTTACCGTCGATATGAGACTGCACTAGCTTCTCGGTCAACGGCTCGCGTATAATTTTACTTTGACTTTCTGCCTTGCCCTTTCGACTTGTCCGTCCGACAGTCGTAGTGCCATGAGCATTCTTAGCCCCGACAAACGCGGCAAGCAGCTTCTTTGATTTTGACATTTACTGCTCCCAAGTGAAGGTGGGAGGCGGATACCCGTCCGCCCCCCGAGGCTGCTAGAAGGGGATTTCATCATCCTTCAATGGAGGAGTGGGAGTGGAAGCCCCTTCCTCCGGTGCAGCTTTCACTTCACCCGCAGCGATACTATCGCGGAAGGCTTTGGCTTCGAGCAAAAGGTCACGGTCTTGGACCAGACCAACCTTGTCTACTTTGTAGTTGAACCATGAACCTCGGTCATTGCTGTCCTGAACCGTGGTCAGTTTCCACTGAGTTGCGAACAGCGGAGGCAAGATCATCTGCCCAGTCTTCGGGTGCTTGATCTTTTGCATGGCAATCTTGGTCTTCCATTGACGGCTGACCTTTAGCTGAGTTGACTTCATGTCAACGACAACAGGTTGTGTGATACCATCCTCGCCCACAATCAAACAGAAGTGCTGATCTGATTTGACCAACTCGTTTCCGTTAGGCAAGATTTCTTTGGACCCATCACGCTTGGTTTGTTGTAGCACAGGATCACTGATGGATATCTCACCTTGGTATCCGCCGCCTTGTTCTCTCGGAACGAACTCCAGATACTTGGTGGTCTGATAACAAGGCAGGATGTTGACACCCTCTTCCCCAACAAAGAGTTCCATAGTGACGTTGTTAAACATGTCACCCTCTTCAGACCCCTCGATGTACTCAGCTTCACGCTTCTTGAGTTGCGGGGACATGGCCTGCAAGATACGAACAAACGGTATCTGCATCTCGCTGCTGTCGAAGGTCGCGCCCTCGCCAGCAAATCCCATGATGTCATCCATGACATCTGTGCTTAACTCTGCATTTTTCTTTTTAGCTACGGCACCCATATTACTTCCTCCGGATCTGTGCAGTATTTGCAATGAACGCCCCGAACAGGTCGAGGTCGATTGGTTTACCATCCGTCACGCGCTCTTTAATAAACGCTTTAAGTGTGGATGGGTGGACGTGGGTCTTGGTCTTCGGGTCGAAGCCTCGCTCTTGTAACAGGCCCACTACATCCCCCGCTACGTTGTCTTCACCCTTGCCAAACGACACCGTGATATCGTTCTTTATTATATCGTCCAGCCCGTTGTCGCGCAGCCACTCGAACGCAGCATCTTTA